GCCAATTCCATCGTGCATAATGACGGCGTCGCCGTGGCCGTACCAATCGTCGTATCCCTGGCCGTTTACCTTTTCGTATGGCTGTTCGTCCAGCAGAAATATCGCTGATTTCATAAAAACTGTTCTGCTTATTGGTTTTTGACATTCATGAGTAGTGGTTTACCACTCAGGCTACCACCTCTACACTGTCTCAAATCTGTGTAAATCGGCTATTTTTGACGTCGTGAATTAGAACGGTGAAGGCAGGTCCGTGATTTCCTTGTGTCTCAACTTGCGTTACTTTCATTGCTATGCTATGATAGTTATATCAAGGAAAGGAGGTGAACATGGAACCCAAGGATTGGCTGCAGCTGATCACCAGCTGGGTATCGATTGCGGTGACCATCTGGCTCGGCCTGCGCGATGACCCTCCTCCGGAAGGAAGGCACCGCAAGCGCAAGTAAAAAGGTTCCGGCTATCCCAAGTAGCCGGAACCCTCATCCAATCCTACCAAAGGGAACCGTGAGCATCATGACAAAGCAAAGGAAACTGGCCGTCACATGCATGCTGTTCGCCGTCATATCGGCCACGAGCACATTCGGCGGCATGCACATCATGGCGGCAGGATTCGCCATCGCAGCCGGCATCGCCGGCCTCTTCGCCGGATGGAGCGGACGATGACAGTCGAATACATGAGCTTCACAGAGGTCGCCGACCAGCTCGGCGTCAAGACCGGCGCCCTCGCTACCTACAAGCTCCCAGAGCCCGACGCGATCATCGGCCGCACTCGCGGATGGCTCCCCGACACCATCGACCGATGGAACGCCAGTCGTCCCGGTCGCGGCGTCGGCGGAGGACGCCCACGCAAGAACAAGACCGAATAACAAGAAAAGCCCCTCCCTCAGCGCAATGCTGAGAGAGGGGCAACTTCATATGGACTTGCCAGCAACTTAACAGCTGTTAAGTCCGGTACGAAGCTCTGTTAAGTGTTGTCGCTGATTTTGTGGCAACGCTTAATCTTTACCGGAATCGTCCGGCTTGGTGGCCGTGAGCTGGCTCACGCCGATCAGGGCGCCGACGAACACGCCGACGGCGTTGATGGTCGTGACGATCTCGCCGCAGTGCGGCAGTCCCCACTGCGGGCCGACCGCGCCGACCAGCCATGCGACGGCCGGCAGGGCGATCAGCGCGACCCACTTGAGGATCTCGTATGCCTTGTCGGGCAGCAGATAGTCGAGCTCAGTCTTGGTGTCCTTGTCCATTCCACACCTCCTTTATGTGTTGCAGGAACCGGCTCCACAACGCTTAATCGTGGAGCCGGAGTCCGGTCAGCGGAGCCGCTGGCCTGGATAGATGGTGTACGGCGGACGGAGGCCGTTGCGCTGGGCCGCGGCGTACCAGCCGGATCCGTAGATCTTCCACAGGCTCTCGCCTGCGCTGACCACGTGCGTGGACGAGTAGGTCGTGGACGGCGTGGAGACGGTGGACGAGCCGTAGTAGGTGATCGTCTGGCCGACATAGATCCGGTTGATGTTGCCGGACGGCACGCGCCATGCGGAGGCCGGCTTGAGGCCGGTGCGCTCGGCGATGGCCGACACGGTGTCGCCGGAGCGGACAACATAGGTGCGGGTCACGGTGGTCGGGCCGGAGTACGTCGAACCGGACAGGCGGCTGTTGACGATGTTCATCACCGCCTGGTAGTTGTCGCCGAGACGGGCCTGCCGATCGGCGCCGTTGCCATAATCGCCGCGGATGACGGCGGTGGCCATGGCGTTCAGGTCGGTGGTATTGGTCGTCCGCTTCTCCACGTGGACGTTCGGCGTGCCAGTGGATCCTCCGGTGGTGGAGCAGCCGGCGCGTTCGCCGCAGGCGATCTTGCGCCATGCCGTCCTGTCTCCGAAGAATTTGTCGAGGTCGAGCGGACCGCGGCCGTTCAGGTAGCCGGTGCTCGTGTACTGGAGCATGCCTTCGCCCTGCGATCCGGCGAGCCATGGGGAGTCCTGGTAGCCGGTCGCGTAGTTGTTGGCGTACTGGGCCGCCCACAGCATGCACTTGGCTCGGACGTCCGCCGGGATCTGGCCGACGAAGCCCTTGGAGCAGTAGACGACGGGCCACACTCCCGTGCGGGCGTGGACGCGGTAGACCCACGTCCGCACCCAGTTGCTGTTGCCCCACGCGGCGTTCTGGTATGGCTCCCAGTCGAGGACGAGCATGGCCTTGCCGACGTATCCGTTGATGTGGTTGACGAAGTTGTCGGCTTCGGTCGTGGCATCCATGCCGGACGCGTAGTCGTACAGTCCCAGCTCCTTGCCGGTGTTGACGGCGCCGGATGCCTGCTGGCCCCAGCTGGAGTTGATGTACCAGCCCTGGTTGACCTTGACGATCGCGAAGTCTGCCGGAGCGACCTGCGTGATGTCCGGAGCCTGATAGCCGGATACGTCGTATCCGTTCAGGTCGGCCATCGCGGCTGGCGCCACGACCATGGCGATGGCCATGACCACGCCGGTCACCGCCAGCCGGAATCGTTTGAGCCACGGTGGCTTGTGCTTGCGCATTCTTTTCCTTTCTCTATAAACGGGAAACCCCACGTTTTCACGTGGGGTTTCATGGGTTATGGCGGCGTCACATGTGGGCGCCACGGTTGAAAAGCAGGACGAGCGCGGCGAGACCGATCCAGGCGATGACGAAGGTCATGAGTCCTCCACGGTCTCCGGCGCCACGTCGGCGCGCAGCTCGTCCGGCAGGTGCGGCTTCGGATGCCGCTTGAGGAAGTCGGGCTCGACGATCTCGCAGAACTGCTGAAGCCAATGGAAGAGGCTCCTCGTGTAGGCCGTGAGAGCGAAATATTTGCGCTGCTGGACCTCCAGATGCTGGATCTGCTCCTCCTGCGACTCGACCTGATCGCGAAGCGGCTTGATGACGGAATCCGTGAGAATGTCGCACGCCTTCGCGGCGATGTCCGCGGTGTCCCTGCGCCTGCTGGAGACGGCACCGATGATGGCGCCCACTCCCCCGCCTCCGACCAAGGCGACGAGCAGCGAAGTCCAGAATTCCGTGCTTGAAAAGAGATCAAGCGGAGGCATCAGTCCTCCCAGGGGTCAAGCTTGGACTGCACATCGTCCCGGTATTTTTCGGGCACTTCGTCCAATTCCATGCGTCCTGCCTTGACAAGGCGGACATACATGCGGACAGCTGCCGCGCGGTTGACTTTGGCCATGGTCACTCCTCCTTTCCGGATCCGGTGGTATCGGCGGAATCGGCGCCACCGGTGGTGGTCTTGTCGTTCGCCGCAGCAGTGTCGGACGGCGTGGAGTCGGCCGAGTCATCGGTGGAATCACCGTCGGAGTCATCGGCGATGAGGTCGGCCAGCAGCTGGGCGTTGTCCAGAGAGGACTGCTCCAACGCAGTGATGCGATCGAGCACCGGCTGGGAACTGGTGACGTCGCCCTCGAAGAGCATGTCGGCCTGCTCGATGGCCTCCTGCTCCTGCAGCGGGAGCACCTGGTAGGATTCGACGGCCGTCCATTCGCTCCACGCCGACATCTGGTCGGTGGCCTCGTGATTGACCTGCTTGATGTTCTTGCGGATGCGGATGTCGGCTAGTCCGTCGTAGCGGAGATGGTATTCGACCGCGTCCAATGGCGTGGCCGAGCTGACGTTCTGGATCATTGTCATTCCTTCCTGTTGTGCGCCGCGATGGTGTTCCTTGCGTGGCGGACGATCTGATCGACGTCGTGACGGCGCCGGTATTGGATTGAATCGCTGTTTTTGAGCCAGCCGTAGTAGCTGGCGCAACGGTATGCGAGCCGAAGACTAGAGGGGGTTCCGCGCGTATCGACGGAATGAGCGTCGTGCGCGGAGGAAGATGCCCGCCCTGACGCCGGTATGGTCTAGGTAGAACGTGAAGCCCACCATGTCGATTGGCTCCATGCCGACATGCTTCACATTCCACGTCGGGTGAATCTCCAACCTGAGTACGTCATGCAGGTAGGCGCGTATGCGTTTGACGGCGATGGTCAAATCACGCTTCGAGCGGCCAACCAGAAGCACGTCATCCATATAGAACAGCAGGTGCGTTACGAGCCGCCTAGTGGTTATCTCGCCGGTCTTGCGGTTCACGCGCTCCTTGGAGAGATGCTGTTCGCAGAAGTGGTAGGCGTAGCTCAGGTAGTAGTTCGCGAGCCACTGGCTCAAATAACTGCCTATGTTGAGTCCGTCATCGCCCTTGTACTGGTCGATGAGATGAAACGTCAAATCCAATAACCGCTTGTCTCCCACGTCGCGGGTCAGCAACCGTTTCAACACCTCGCGGCTGATACTTGGATAGCATTTGCGCACGTCCAGTTTTACGAACACTTTGCTGGACGGTTCGCGCACCCATTTCCTGATCGCGCGACGTGCGTCGGCTATGCCCCTGCCGGGGATGCTTGCCGTCTGCCATCTGCCTACCTTCGCGCGGAACAATGGCATCAATGCCGTGCCGCAGACGTAATCGTAGATTTGATGGCGGATGCTCTCGCGTCCGATGATGCGTATCTTCCCGCTTATCGGCTCCACCCTACGGAAATAGCGGATGGGCACAAACGAATACTCACCGCGTCTTATCTCGTCGGCTATCTGCCGTGAGAGCAAATCCAAGTCGTGATGTCGGCGTAGGAAGTCGCTCACGTCGCGTCGTGAGCGTTTGCCTTTGAGGAACCGTTCGATGCAGTCGCGCACGAACTCGGGTTCGGTGATGCGACTGTGTTTGCAGTATGTTTTCATAAAAGCTATAGGGGGATGTTGGCGGCGTTCGCAATGTGCTACCGGTCGCGTTCTTGATTTGATTTTCGGCATGGCCGAGGCAAGCCCTCTCGCATATCCCCAAGGCGGAGGGTAGTCGTGACGGAAAATTAAGAGATAACCCTATTGGCGACCGCCGTAGTTCCACCTAGCATTCGACAAATCGTTCCTGCCATTCGCGTTGAACAACCCGCAGTGAGAACCGTTCCTGAGATTGCCACCGCGCTGCAAGAGCAGGAGGAACCCGGCGAAACCGTCACGAATCCCAATGAATTATTACCAATGGTCATATTCGGTGGGAGCGGAGGGGGCTTTCGCCCCCTCGCTAACGCTCACCCCCAACCGCCCGCACTAGGCGTGCGTGCGGCCAAGAACGGATAGGCGACCGCCGTAGGCCCACCAAGCATCCGACAAATCGGTCCAGCCAATCGCGTAGAACAACCCGCAGCGAGAACCGTTCCAGAGAAGGCCACCGCGCTGCAACTCGTGCAGTCCGGGCTGGGCGATCGGGTTGATAATCAGAGCGTCGGTCAGGCCGCTGGTGCTTGTCGCGCCGACGCCGGTCGGGAGCAGGAAACCGTACTTCTCCACGAAGTCGGTCTGCCACTGCCACTGGTTGTCGGTCTTGTCGGTGACTGCCGGATAGTCGCCAACATGCGTATAGTCGGCGGTGATGGCGGTGCCGCTCGCCTTGGTCGTGTCGAACACCTTCCACACTTCCGTATGGCCGGAAGTGTCGGAGTCCTTGACGTTCTTCAAAATGACATCGCCTTCGGTCTCGTAGAGGCCGTCGAAGAGTTCGATGCCCTGCAATTTGACCGGCTGGTGGGTCTTGGACACGTCCTCGCGTGGGATGCCATCAATGCCGAGCACGCCATCGGTGGAGCCGGTCAGGTACGGCATCTGGGTGACATGCATGGTCGTAGCAGTGGTGAAGGCCGCGCCGGACACGTTGATGGCGGTGGTCGCGGAATCCACGGTGGTCTTGCTGATGACCTTCCGGTAGGCGGCGGCCTCGCCTGTCTTCACGTCTCCACGGTCGGTGCCGGTGCCCACGCTGATGTAGGAGCCGAGGTCGATGCTCGCCGCGTCCGATGTCTTCGCCAGCACGCGGGTCACGTTCGATTCCGCCTTGCTGACGTTGACCTGACCGGAACCGTTGAAGTCGCCACCCAAGTAGCGTTCAATGTCCTTGGTGGCGTACTTCAAGAGGTACATGACCTGCGTGTAGAACGTGTCGGCGCTGGTCTTGCCGCTGTAGCCCTTGCCCTTGCTTCCGGGCACCGCGACACTGCCCTGCTCGCTCATGGCGGTCAACTTCTGGCCGCTCACGGACGCGACCTTGCCGCCAAAGTTGCTGAGCGGATACTTCGCGTAGGCCATGCACGGACGGAGCGTGCCATCCGGCAGAAGAGCGCCCGGCATCGGAGAATAGCCGTCATACTGCGTGTCCGAATACCAGATGGTGAGATAGTTCGTATCGAACTCGAACTTATAGAAGCCAACGGTCGTGATGACGAACACGTCGCCATTCGAGCCATCATTGGCGTAATTGCCAGCCAAGCCCTTGATGGCCTTCACCACCGGCGTGCCATCGTCGTTCACCGCCACGTTCGCGTCGAACACGCGGAACGCGGACAGTCCCGCGTAATCGTCACGTCCGGCACGATAATTCGTGGACGGCACCACGGTCAAACCCGCATTATCCCCGACCTTCACACCATCCGGCGAATTCGAGAAACTGTAGAGCGGGAAACGCACGCCATACGTCCTGCCGTCACGATGCGCGGCGAAATACTCGCGCACGTTCGTCACGACCTTCTTGGCCGCGTCGTAGGCGAATCTGGATCCATTCGCGTTTTTCTGCGCGCGTTCGAGCTGGACGTAGTCGCTCAGGCGGATGACTTTGTCTGTGTCTACCATTTGCTGCCTTCCTTATGCGTTGATTGCGGAGACGGCCCAGTCGATGTCGGACTGGTCGATGTCGGAGAGCGGATTACCCGCATTGGGGATGAGGGTCGTCGGGTCGACGGTCACGAGGTCGGCGAAATTGACCGGATTGGAGCTGTCCGGCACGTCGAAGGTGACGTTGAATTCGTGGCGTGTTCCTGCGCCGACGGTCAGGGTGTACGCCCAGTCCTTGCCTGTTGGCGGGAGGTTGAGGGTGGCTACGCCGTGTGTGTCGAGGTTAGTTTTGAGTGTCTCGTCAACGACGATTTTCTTGGTCGCGGTGGCGAATCGGCTGGTCGGTGTGACGCTGATCGGGTCGTTGGCGAGGTCGACCACCCCGCTGGTGTCGAGTTTTCCCAGGTCGAATTTGACTTGTGTCATTTTTCCTCCTTGTTTTCGGTGGTGTTGAGCCGTCTCGTGGCTTCGGCGAGTTGTGCGCGCAGGATGGCGTTCTGTTTCGCGAGGTCGGCGATCTGGCGTGCGAGGTCGTCGATGACGGTGTTGGCGTCGGCGGTGATTTCCATTGCCTGTCCTTTCGTCAGTCGGAGGCGGTCATCGTGTCGATGCGGGTGATGTTCCGCAGGTCGGCGAGCGCGGTGTTTTGTGTGATGTGTGTGGTGATGTCTTCGAGTGTGGTGGTGTCTGGGTTGTTGTTGGTGATGGTGGCTCGGATGCCTCGGGTGTCGTTTTGCTAGATTTCGCCGTTGTCGGTGCTGTAGGTGTAGCGGAGGCCGAGGCGGTAGAGTTCGGCTTTCATGCTTTCTTTGGGTGGTCGGAGGTCGAGGATGTTTTGTGTGGTGTCGGTCATGGTTTCCTTTCGGTTAGAGGGGGTACATCATGAAGACGCTGACCCACCATGCGTCGTTGGTTTGGCGGACGCCGACGCGGAGGTGGCCGCGTAGGTAGTTGCCGTCGCCGTTGATGCCGGTGGTGTTGCTGGGGTTGGTGTTGCCTGGGACGAATGCGCCGCCGTAGAGGCCGTTGTTGAAGATGCAGGGGACGTTGAGGCCGATTTTTGGGATGAATCCTTGTTTGAAGTATCCGATGTCCCAGTAGTCGCCTGATTGGAATGTGACGGGTTTTCGGTCTGCGCGTTGTAGTTCGAGTTGCATGTAGCAGGTGTTGCCTGTGACGGTCATGTGGCTTCGTGGGTCTTTGCCGCTGTCGCCGCAGTAGGTTGTCCAGCCGTTGGCGGGGACGAACCAGTCGTTGAGGTCGGTGTAGATGACTGGGTCGATGCGGATGCCGTTGACGTAGATGCCGAGGCCGCCGACCTGTTGGGCCCAGCCGTCGCTGCCGTTGACGTCGATGCGTCCGGCCTCCATGACGACGCGGGATGCGCCGCTGTTGTATCGGACTACGCTGAGTTCGCTTTTGTCGGGGTTGATGCCGATGTTGAGCCGCCGGTAGGCTCCGGGGTCAGGCTGGTCGGTGTTGAAGCCGCGGGATTGGCCTTGGACGTACCATGCGACCGCTTTGGAGTCGTGGCATTCGAGGAGGCCGTAGACGCTGCCGTCGTCGGTGGTGGTGTTGCGCATCTCCAATCGCGGTCCGGACAGGGCGGTGGCGAAGCTGCCGGCGAGCATGTTGGCCTTGCCGTTCAGATGCACGGTGTTCTCGCCTTGGTCGTCCCAAAAATCGAGAGCCCCGCCCGTCAATTTGAATCCGACCTTGTCCGAGGTGCTGGACTGGATTTTCGTGCCGGTGATCGTGCCGCCGGTGATCGTGCCACCTTCGAGGATTGGCGCGGTGATGCGGCCGTTGGTCATGACAGGGCCGTCCATTTTGACGCTGCCATCGGTCTTCAGGGTGAATTTGGCGTTGCCGGCCTGGTCATAGCCGATGAGACCGCCGGAGGTGAGCTTGACGCCGCGGTTGGCATCCGAAGTGGTCTGGACGATGGCGCCGGTCACGGTGGCGCCCGAGATTGAGCCTCCGGATTGCACCGCGCCTTTGATGCTCAGGACGCCGGTGGCGAGCGAATATGCGAGGCCGGTGCCGAGATACATGCCGGCGGCGTTGAGTTTGATGTGCGCGGAGGACGGATCCTCGCTGTCTCGGAATTCGGATCCGATGATGGTGGCTCCGCGGGCGGTGCCGGTGAAGGTTTTGGCGTTCGCGTCGATGTCCTTGCGTGCCTGCGCGAGGTCGTCGGAGACCTTGCCGACCTGTGTGCCCGTGTCCGTCTTCGCGGCGGCGAGGATTTCCGACGCGCTGTCGGCAAGGTCCTTCTGTGACACGACGGGCGCGATGATGATGGTCGCGTGGTCGGACGCCGGCGACGCGTTCGGGGCGGGCAGGCCGTCGGCGTCGTGGGCGCAGTCGTAGGCGATGGCCCAGATCTCAACCACATCGCCGACCGGCAGGATGCCGGTGGTGATCTCCCCCCTGCCGCGCAGCGCGCCAAGGTCGATGGTCTTCCCCGTGCTGTCAGGCTTCGCGAAGAGCTCCACGTGGTCGAAGTCGGCGGGGATGCCGCCTTCGAGCTCGCCGTCCCATCTGGCGCACGCGACCTCCAATGAGGATGTGGCGGACACGCCGATCGGACGGCCGGGAGGGGTCGTGTCCCCGACGAACGGGATGAGGCCACCGGCACCGGGCATGGGCTCGGCCACTCCGCCTCCGAGCCATGTCTGCGTGCCGTCGCCGTTGTCCACGGCGATGGTGCCGGTCAGGCAGGTCGAATGCGAGCCGGCCTTGGCGTATGCGGCGCTGGCCAGGGCAAGTGCGAGGGAGTCGTCGGCTGGTCTGATCTCCATGTGACTGGCCATGGTGCTTCCTTTAGTCGAATGGTTCGGCGATCGGGTCGAATTTGAGGGTGACCTTGCCGGTCTGGTCTCCGCTCATCTGCATGAGCCTCATGGTGGTGACGCCGTCCGGCCAGTCGGGGAATCCGTCGATGGCGACGTCGAAGGTCTCCCCCGGCCAGAAGCTGCCGAGCGGATGCAATGGCAGGCCGTTGGCATCCACGTCGTTGGCGTCCATCTCGCCGGACAGTTGGCAGAGCGGCCGCCGGTTGGCGAGCATCGCGGCGTTCGCGGCCGAGGAGAGCAGTTCCCAGGTCTTCGCGTCCGACGCGCTGAGCGTGGTCTCGCGCAATGGCCATGGGTCCTCGCGTCTGGTCAGGGAGAGGTCTTCGGCCAAAGCGCACATGGTGCCACTGTCCGCGCCGGATCCCGTGGCATAGACGCGCATGATGGGCGCGCACCTGTCGATCTTGATGTTCTCCAGAGTGCCGCCCTGCGGATGACAGGAGAGGCTGAGCCGCCTGTCCTGGTTGAGGTGGACGTCTCCGTCACTGCCGGCGAGGAAACGGAAGCGGATGTGCTGCGAATCCGCCAGGTACGGCCTGAATTGCATGTCGGGGCCGCCGTCCGCGTCGGCGATGTTCTTGAGGATGTCCGAGCACTTGTGGCTGCCGATGTTCGAGTCCTGGTATTCCGCGACGGTCTGGCGCGGCAGGATGGTTTTGTGCGGGCCGTCCGTGGCGGTGGTGCTGCCGGTCTGCTTGCCGTCCGCGTCGAACGAGAACACCACGGTGGTGGTGGTCACGGTCCGCTCCGAGTAGTCGGCGTGGTTTTTGGTGACGGTCTTCTTGGTGACGGTGGTCTGCGCCGTGGTGATGGTCTTGGTCGTCGTATGCTGCTTGGTCACTGTCCCCTTGCGCGTCTGGTAACTGTACGGCTTGGTTTCGGCGACCTGCTTGGTCCGCTTCGACACGTGCTGTTCAGTGATGGTGCTGGTGTCGCCGTCCACCACGGTCTCGACGTAGCCATCGGCCAAGGTCTCGCGTCTCTTGGATTTGGTCTTGGCCGCGGTCTTGTCCTCCGTCGCGCCGTCGGACGGCAGACTGTGCGTGCCGACCTCGTTGAGATACGGCAAGTCGATCGGCAGCGAGCCGCCGGGCTTCATCTCGGTGCATTGGCGGATGACCTCGCATGCCAGGGCGCGCCAGCTGAGGTTTTCGAACCGGTATTTCCGTGTGCTGGTGTGGTTCGCGCCGGTGCCGAACGCCCCCTCGTGGACGAGATACCGGTCCTCGAGCATGCCGAACATGCTGACGACCGGCACGCTGACGTCATGCCAGCTTGACGTGCGCACACCCAGCGCGCCAGCCAGAATCGGCGTGCCCAATGAGGACGGGTCGTCCATCGGCGAGCGCCAGAAGAGTGCGAGTCCACGCTTGTATGGTTGGAGTGCCGCGGCTCGTGCGGCTGGTGTGGTGCCGGGGATTTCGGTCCATGGGAGTTCGAGGCCGCTGATGGAGTCGTCTCCGAGTCCTTTGTCCTTGGTGGTGACGAATGAGCAGTCGGACACGGTCATGGACCAGGAGAAGCTGGGGATGTCGATCTCCTGCGCCAGTTGGCCGCTTTGAACGTCGTAGAGGAAGGCGCGCCAGCTCATACCACCGGCCCCCTGTCCCAGATGATGAAGCGGCGGCCGCACCAGAGGGCGTCCTTGTTGTCCTGTGATGGGTTGTAGTGGAAGACGGGTGCGGATCCGTTTTGGAGCCACGTGCGCAGCCTTGCCGTGTGCCGTCCTGCGGCCACGGCGGCGATATAAGAGGTCTCATGTGTCTGCCATGCGCCGTAGCTGACGAAGTTGGCGCAGGAGTGGTCGAGGTCCTTGCCGTCGAGCTGGAATCCGATGGCCCATTCGCACCGGTGCGACATGTCGCTCCAGGAGGTCGCGCCGGCGGAGCTCAGATTGGTTTTGAACTGGAATTCGACCATCCTGTCGGTCGGCAGGGTGAAGTCGATGGGCTGTTCGAAATAGTATTTTTTGACGGTCGAATCGCCCGTCATGTCACGACGGTCCCAGTTCTCGCCGAGTTTTCCGAGACTGGAGCCGTATGGTAGGGCGTAGTCCGGCGTCCACATCTGGGTGGCGCTGGCCGTCGAGGTCGCGCCGGCCGGCATGCGCATCTTGCGGAGCATGGTGCAGCCGGCGGGTATCGTCGGTTCGGCCGGGTTCGCGCTTGGCGTGCCTTGGGTGACGCCTAGGGTGACGTAATTGTCGGAATCCTTGTATTCGAGCTGGTTGTGCGCGCAGATCCAGACGATGTCGATGCGCGGATTTGATGGGTCTCCGGCGGACACGGCCGGGGTCTGGCCTCCCTCGTGGTAGGCGATGGTCTTGCCGTCGCTGTCACCACGCGAGCAGACGGCCACTCCCGCGCCGACGTTGTACCGCAGATCGTTCCTGCCGGTGACGTTCAACCCGTCGATGATGCCGCAGTTGGCGAACTGGGCGCCGAGGATTCGACGGTGGACGAGCGGTGTCACGCCGATGTTGCTGGTGTTCGGTGCGATGCCCAATGCAACAGTGCTCATTGCTACTCCTTACATGTATGTGTCACGTACCGCGCAGTCGACGAATCCGCCGCCAAGGCTGCTCAGGACGACGTTGATGGATCTATCGGGCGGGACCGTAGGAAAGCCGCGCTCCTCCAGCGTCCGGCTCACGTCCTGCCCTCCGATCGAGGCGGTTCGCGTGCGCGAGTCGAGGACGAGGGGCACGTCTTGGACCGGTTGCGTGCAGTGGATGGACTGCTGCAATCCGGGGAAGTCGAGTCTCACGCCGTCGGGCATGGGACCGTTGACGATGAAGACCGGGTAGGCGCGGCTGGATCCCTGGTTGGTTAGGACTCCGACGTTGGTGCCGGCGCCTTCGGCCTTGAGGCCGTATGAGAGCGGGTATCTGAGACCGGTGTGGTTTGTGCTGTAGTCGAGGCCGCCGCCTGCCATGCTGACATGCTGTGCGGTGAGCTGGATGCGTCGCGCTTCTGCCGTGACGCGTTCCGGACGCTCGAATACAAGCGTGATGTCGCCACTCAAGTTCTGCCAGAGGGGATTCTGGATCTTCTGCTCGAGGCTCCTGCTGTAGTAGCCGCCGACACATTGCGTGTCCTGTCCCTGGTCGGTGACGCGGCAGGTGACGAGGCCGTGAACGGCCCGGTCGAGCTGGGCGAGCAGGCCGAGCGCCTCCTGTCGGTCTCCGGCGATGACGCGGTAGCCAACGGTCACGACGCGCGCCGCGTAGAGGATGTCGGATTCGGCGATGTCGTGGCCGCCGTCCCCCTGTCCCCTGGCGGTGACGGTGATCTTCGGGTCCGGCGTCTGATACCATCCGGCGATGCCGGTCAGCGCGATGCCGGGCCCTTGGAAGTCGCCATCGCCGTGGAGGGTGACGCTCGACCCGTTCGCGGTGAGTGTGACGTCTGACATCAGCGAGCGCTCCTTACTGCCGCGCTGGCGGTGCGGCCGATGATGGTGCCTGTCACGCTTGGCTGTTGCGTGGTGACGATCTTCATCGGCATGTTGACAGTGGTGGCGCCTGCTTCGGCCGGCATTTCGACTTTGACGACGATCGGCATGTCGCGCGAGGTGCTGAATGCCTCGCGTGGGATTTTCATCTCGTTGATGGCACGCATGGTTTCCAGGCCGTAGTAGTCGACCGCGGCGGCCCTGTGGGTGTATTCGCCTGCCGCGAGGCGGGCGTTGAGCAAGTACACGCTGTCGCTGAGGCTGTTGCCGGGCGCCCATGCCGGATCCACGTAGCCGGAGAACATGCCACCTCCGGCGAACCGCTGGAAGGTGCCATCAGTGAACATGCCGCCGGTGTAACCGCCCTCCTTCTTCGTGTGCTCGGTGACGGTGAAGGACTTGTCGGCGATTTTGAAGTTGTTGATGGACTGGAGCACCGGTGTGGCCTGGTCGTTGACCGAGGCGGTGGCCTTCTTGTCCTTGAGTTTCTTGGCGTTGACTGCGTCGACCTTCGGTCCGGCCTTGTCGGTCGAATCGAGCATGTTGCGCTTGTTGGTCAGCTTCTTCGCGTTCGCGGCGTTCGTCTTCGGCGTGGCCTTGTCCGTGGAGTCCAAGGTGTTGCGCTTGTTGGTCAGCTTCTTGGAGTTGGCCTTGTCGACCTTCGGCGAGGCGTTGTCCTTGGCGTCGAGCTTGGCGGTAGCCTTCTTGTTGTTGAGCTTGTTGACATTCGCGGAGGCCGTCTTAGCTTTTTTGGACGCCTTGTCGGTCGCATCGAGGGTCGCCTTGACGTGGGTCTTGTTGAAGGCCTGCATCATCTTCTGCGCCTTCTTGGCGCTGGCCGCGGCCTTCTTCGCGTCGGCGTCCAGCGTGGCCTTCGCGTCGATCTCGTGGAACTTGCCGAGGCTCGTCTTGGCGTCCTTGGTCTTCTTCTTGGCCTTGGAATCGTCAACGTCAAGCTTCGCCTTGTTGTCGCGGGCGGCTTTTTCGATTGATGTGATGCTGGACTGGATGTGAGACGAGCTCAAGCCCCAGCGATCGGCGAGGTCGTTGGCGGCCTGCGCGCTCATGCCGGACGCCTCGGCCTGTCGGACGACCGCTTCGCGGGCGTCCTGCAGCACCACTCTGGCGCGATTGAGTTCGCCGTTGGAGAAGTTGGTGTTCTCGCCCTGCTTGAGGATCTTCTCGGCGGCGTTCTGCGCGCTGCTGGCGATGTCCTCGAGAGCCTGCTTGGTCTTCGTGCCTTTCTCGGAGAATTTGTCGAGCAGGTTGCCGTACTGGTCGAAGACCACACCATTGTCCTTGCAGGTGTCCGACAGCTGGCCGATCTTCTGGTTGAGCTGGTCCACGGCCTCGTCGGCGGTCAAATTGTTGGATTCGAGACCGAAAAGCGATTTGACGAGTCCGTCGATTTCCTCGGCCGCGTCCTTGGCGCTGCTGCCGAGATCCTTGGTTGCGCTGGCCGCCTGCTTGGCGGAGGAGGCGCTCTTGCCATCGGCGCCCACGGCATCATTCGCGGCCTTCGTCTTTTCCTTGACCTTGTCGGACGCTTCCTTGTAGGCCTTGGACTCCTTGTTGATTTCGGACGTGAGGTCGTCGGCCACGGCGCGGCGCCTCGACATCTCGGAGGTGTCGTCCCCAGCGGCCTGGACGTACTCCTCGAGCGCGTCCTTGACCTTCTGCATGGCGGTGCCGTTGCCCATGGCGCTGCTGGTCACGTCGGTGAGGTTGACGCCCATCTCCTTCATGGCCTTGGACGCGTCCTCACCGCCGATTTTCAAATTCTGGAAATGGTCGGCGATGGTCTCGGCGATGTTGCTGCTGGACTCGATGCTCGTCTTGAGCTCGTCCTGCGCCTCCTTGGCCTTCTGCTGGGCGCTGGCGAATGCGGCGAGCGCGAATCCGGCGACGGTGAGTGCGACTCCCCATGGTCCGCCGAGGAGGGTGACGATGCCAGAGAGTCCTCCGCGTAAGCCTCGGGCTGCGATTTGGGTGCGGGTGAGTCCGTCGGCCATGGCGGCGGTGTCGGTGCCTTTGATGGCGGTGGTGATGTCGGTGAAGGCGCTTTTGAGTTGTGGTCCGGCTATGGCGATGCGTTGGATGGGGTCGGCGAGCAGGCCGAAGGCTTGGGCTGCGGCGCTGGTGCTGGTGTTGAGTGGTGTGACGGCCTTGTGGAGTCCGGCGAGGATGCCGGTGAGGCTTGCTCCGAGGACGATTGCCTGTTGGACTCCGGCGGGGAGGTTGCCGAAGTCGGTGATGAGGTCGGTCAGGCCCTGGGTGAGCTTGCGGAGCGGCCCCTGCGCGCCCTCGCCGATCTTGGTCATGGCGGACTGGGTGGCGCTCTCGAGCATCTTGAGGTCGCCCTTGAGGTTGTTGGTCTTGTTGGACGCCTGCTGTGCGGCGAAACCACTGTCGGACACGGCCTTGGTCCAGTCCTCGACGCCTTGTTTGCCGGCGTCCATGATGATGCCGGCGCCTTTGATAGCGTAGCTGCCGAAGATGGTGGCTTCGGCCTGCTGGCGCTGCTGGTCGGTGAGGCTGCCGAGCTTGTCGTGCAATTGGCCGGCGAGGTTGGCCATGCCGACGAATTTTCCGCTCGCGTCGTGAGTGCTGATGCCGAGCTCTTCCATGGTGCTCTTCGCGTCGGAGGCTGGATTGGCGAGCTTCATCAACATGGAATTGAGCTGTGTGCCGGCTTCGGCGCCGACGATGCCGTTCTGGGCGAAGAGGCCGAGAACGCCGACGGTCTCCTGCAGATTCATGCCGAACGAATTCGCCATGACGCCGCAGTTGTTGAGCGCTTCGCCGAAGTCCGACACGTCGCCAACGGCCTTGTCTGCGCCGGCGGCGAGCGCGTCGGCGGTGGACGTGGCGTCCTTGCCGGACAGGTGGAACATGGTGAGCGCCTGGCTCATGTATTCGGCGGCGTTTCCGACGTCCATCTGTCCTGCGGCGGCGAGGTTGAGGGATGCGGTCAGGCCGCCGGAGAGGATGTCGCTGACACTCATGCCGGCCTTGGCCAGATCGTTGATCGCACCGGCGCTCTCGCTCGCAGTGTAGACGGTGCTCGCACCGGCCTGCAGTGCGGCCTCGCGTAATTGGCCGAGTTGCGCAGTGGTGGCGCCGGAGTTGGCCTGCACGGTGCTCATCTGCTCGTCGAAGTCGGCGGCCATCTTGATGGATGCGACGCCGAACGCGGCCACGGCCAGCCCCGCGGCGGTGATGCCCTTGGTGACGATGCCGGTCTTGCTGCCGGACTTTTCGAGTCCTCCGGCGAGCTCCTCGGTGCTTTTACCGGCCTTGGCCAGACTGGCCTCATACTGCGAGGTGTCGGCCATGAGTCGGACGACGATGTTCTTGTTGTCGGCCATTTCCCCTCCTTTTCAGTCGGTGATATGTGCGACGAGCGAGTCTCTGGCTGGACTGTCCTTGTTGGCTTTCTGCCAGCGGCGCATGGCTTCCTGCATGTGGGTGGACGCCCAACAGATGCTGGTTTCGGCGTGGAGGTTGAATTCCGCGTCGGGTGACTGGCAGATGTCTCGCGGCAATCCGCACAGTGGGCAGAGGGTCTGCTCGTATGCGGCGAGTGCGCGCATCCAGTCGCGTTCGGTCTCGTCCCATTCAGGTTCGGCCTGGTAGCCGATGATGCGGCGGTGGCTGTCGCGTTGGACGGTGATGGATGGCGTCCATCCCATCCACCGTTTGTAGCTGATGCCGAGCTGGCGGCAGAGCCGTAGGTCCTCTATCAGCCGCGGAGAACCTTCGAGGCTAGGTCGAATGCTGCTTTTGGGTCCGCGACGGTTCCGTTGAGCTCGTTGATGGCGTGCCAGAGCGGGGTAAATTGTCCGTCGGTCATCTCGCCGAACAGGGTGAGCAGGGCGTCCTTGGTGAGGTCGGCGTCGTCGACGGGCTTGCCGCCGATGGTGGCCGTCTCGACCATCTGCGGCAGTGCGGTGGCGGCGGTTCCGAACATGTCGCGGGTTCCGGCGGTGGCGCCGTTGGTGACGGTGTTGGCGGCGAGGGTCTGGGCCCATTTGCTCACGCCCATGGCGCGCAGGGTGATGACGAGTGTGCTTGCCTCGGCCTGCTTCCTCAATTCCTCGATGCGTTTGGCGGTGCGTTTGGCGGCGTTGTTGGCGCCGGCCTCGGTGACCTGTTCCGCGGTGAGTTCGCGGGCGAGCTGGTCTCCGAGCATGGCGATGCGTTCGGCGAGCTCCTGGTCGAGGATGATGTCGACCTGTTTGGTCTTGCGTGTCACTTTGAGCATGATGTTCCTTCGCTCCGTAAAAAGTCCTGTGTTGGTGTTCCTTTGCGAAGAATTTGAGAGGTTCCCGCGTCGGCGAAGGGAACAAAGTCCGACGCGGGAAGAATTGTCAGGAGACCTTCACGTTCTCGGCCCAGCCGGGGGCCTTGATGGTGAAGTTGACCTTGGAGCGCAGCACCGTGTTGGCGGCGATCGCGTCCTTGGCGCTCATGCCGATGCGGACGGCGTAGACGTTGACCACGTCGCCGCTGACGAAGGTGCGGTCGGTGTCTTTGCCGTATCGACGGACAAAATAGCCTTCCGCGCCCTCCTTGAGGGTGTCCATCGCGGCGTTCTGGTTGGCGTGCTCGGTGTTGGTGTTGTCGATGACCTCGACGGACGGGTTGCTGATCTTCTTCCTGCCTGGGTTCTCGAAGTCCATCGAGCTGTTCTCGCGCTGGTCGCTGATCGTGTCCTGGCTTGGAGAGCAGGACCAACCGCCCAATGTCACGTAGTTTGACAGGTCGGTGCCGTTGGAGATTTCGGACGCGGTCGGATGGTTGATGTCCTTGATGGACGGCACCCAGATGGTGTTGACCTTTCCGTCCGCTGGCGTGGACGGGATTTCGGTTCCCAGATTGAGGACCATATTTCGCTCCTTAAGACGAAACCCCTCGCGGCTAATGCCGAAAGGGGTTGGAAACATTGGTTTCGGTCACATGCGCGACCAGTTGAATTTGAAGGTGAGCAGGCGGCACTGGTACAGGAGCGCCGTCTCCTCGGCGGTGAGTCCAGCGGCGTAGGCGCCGGAGTCGGAGAAGAGGGTGAGACAGCCGGTGTCGAAGCCTTGCGCCACGAAACGTTTGCCGGTCAGGCCGGGGACCATGAGGTCGTCGGCGATGACGTTGACGGAATCCGCGGTGGTGCTGACGATGCGCACCTGCAGTGTGCCGATGCCGCAATGAGGGCGTTGCGTCTCTCCGACGAGGTGGCCGTTGGTGGTCACCGTCTCGATGATCCACGGCGGCTTGTCCGTCGGCTTCGGCGCTGTCTGCCGGTACACAGTCCAACCTTTGGCCGGCTGCGGGATGTGGTCGAGGATGGTGCCGGTCAGGGTCATGATCGAGGTCATGCGAATCCCTCCGTCCCCGCCTGCGCCACATGCCTTGCAAGCGACGGCAATTCCTCTTCGGCGTGTTCGTAGAAGCGGTGGCTTCCACCGCCCTTGGCGGTGCCGAAGAAGGCGATGTTGGCCAGACTGCCCGCACCGCCCTTTGTAGGGCTGATGTCGGCGGCGATGCCCGACGCTCCGACGGTCTGCATCGTGTAATGGATGCCGATGCGCCGGAAGGCGGCGTTCCTGGACGTTTTCAGATCGCCCTCGATGCTTTCCTTGACGTTCTGCGCGCCCTTCTTCACGGCGGCGGATACCAATACTCGACGCACGGTGGCGCCACCGGCGAGTGTCGCGCCGAAAGCCCGCAATTGGCTCGCGTCCACGTTCACAAGGCTCATGCGTCCTCCTTCGCGTTCCAGCGGCAGGCTGTGGCGTGCGTCTTCTCCGATTGCGGGGAGACGAGCCGGAACCGTCGGCCGGAAAGCAGCGGATTCGCGGAATCCGTGACCTCCACCACGTCACCGGCACGCAGGCCGGACGTGTCGTAAGGGAAATGCACATACAGCGACCAGACGAGACTTACAGCGCCCATGGCCTGCGCCGCACTACCCTCCGTCTGCTCGCTGGCGAGACCGCCCGAGGTCTGCACCTTGCACTTGCCTTTGTACACCTGCTCCGTGCCGGTGTTCGGCAGTCCCGTGTCCGGATCCGTGGTGGACTCGTCAGGTCGGGTTACCGTGCACCGGTCGGTCATGAGACTCTCCGCGTCACGACGGGCCTTGGAGAGGAATGATGCGCTGATTCTCATCGGAACACCCCTATCGAAGAGACGTTCGCGCCGAAGCGGTTGCGCAGGCTGCGCTTGGTCGCTTCCGGCAGTTCGGTCACGTCGATTTGGGCGGCATCGCCTTGCGCGTATCCGACCTGTGCGTCGTCGACGCGTTCGTAGCTGACGCCGGCGTGGGCGCCGGGGCCTCCGTCCTCGAGCTGGTGGAGTCCGGCTGCGACGTACGAGCAGACCAGTCTGACAATATCGGCGGGTATCGGATTCCAGCCACCCGTGAAGGTGACGGTCACGACCGACGGGATGCGTCCGAAGGGGCTCCACGGCTCTTCGCGGTAGAGTGCGGATCCGAGGAGCCGCCAGTCGTCGACGGTCTTGCCGTCGATGAGCACCTTGGAGACGCTTCTGACGGCCTTGCATGGCAGGTCGAGTTTCCTGGACTGCTCTCCGGGGATGTCGACGGTCCATTCGCCGATGGTGATCGGACAGCCGGCGGCCGAGCGGACGGCATCGGAGACCGAGTCGAGCAGACTGGTTGCCGTCTGCTCATCGATCACTTCGATGCCGTTGCTTTTCAGGTCGTCCAAAGTGGCCAGTGCAGTCATTTCAGCCTCCGATCATCGGACTCGACTACTTGCCGCTCTTCTTGCCTGCAGCAGCATCCTCTTCACCGTCGCTGTCTCCGGTGGTACCGCTCACGACAGGGGTCTGCGCATCCTGCAGGGAACGACCGGTGGCGGTGGAGAGGTTCAGGGTAATCTTGGTCAGGCACTCGGGGCGGATGACCTTGGCGCCGTACAGGTCGAGGCCGCGCACCATATCGGCGAAGTCGGTCTGCATGCGCATAGCCTCGACGTTGCTGACCTGCTGCGCGAAGGTGACGGCAGCGTTCGTGCCTGCGAGAATGGACTGCGTGTCCGGGCTGGCGGACTTGTGCGGCACATTGTTGGACTTCACGACAGTGAAGCCGCGCACCTGGCCGACCACGCCGTTGAGCAGCGTATTATGGCCCGCTTCGGTGCCTTCGATGAAGCGGGAGTCCTGCAGCAGGAGCGCGTAGAAGTCGGGGCTGACGACGAGCCAGCGTCCCTCGTCAGGCACGTTCTGCACATCAAGCTTCCGTCCGGCTTCCACGACGGCGAGATACGCGTCGGCGGGGGTGCCGACGTCCACGGTCTTCGCCGGCGTGCTGACGGCAGTGTCCATGAGATTAGAGATGTAGTTCTCCACGTTCTTCATCATGTTGTAGGCGGCGGAATTGGTGAACTTTCCAGTCATGTCCGCCTTGGCCTGAGCCTTGTCGAGGTCGTTGACCTTGAAGGCGAAATAGTCGGACTGATTGATTTCAAGAACGGCTGCTTCCTTGTCATTGACATCGTCGACGGTGATCGCCTGGCCGCGGACGTACTTGCGCACGGTCACGTCGTCGTATCCGGTGATGTGCACGGTGTCACCGGCCTCACGGATGTCGCCCTCGTAATCGCGGTTGCACAGGCTCGGGAAGACGAGCTTCGCGCGCAGGGCTTCGAGGATGGCGGCGGACCATACCTCGGGGATGAAATTGGTGATTGCCATTGCTGGTGGCCTCCTTACTTGCTGCGGCCTGCGAGCAGGTCATCCAGACGGCCCTTGCGGCGCGCCTCCTCGATCTGCTTCGGGGTCATGTTCTTCAGATCGTCCCTGGTAAGCTGTCCCGCCTGATGATCGCCATCACGGGCGCCTGACGGTGGGATGATTCCCGCCAGGCCAGCCTTGTTCCCGCCTTGCGCGAGATACGGGTGTGCCGTGACCAGATCGTCGATTTTCTTGGAAATCGCCTTCTGGTCGTATCCTCCCTGATCGTCCGCGGTCAGGTCGGAGAAATCGATGAGCTTCAATGCGTCTCCCGGATTGATGAGCTTGCCGGTGGCCGCGGCGGTGACGTTCGCCTGGAGCACCTGCTTCTGCAGTCCGGCTATCGTGGCCTGCGCGGATTCGAATTCCTTGCCGCGCTTCTCCCAGTCAGCGACCTGCTTCTCCAGGTCGTCCACGCGGTCGGCCTTCTCGTAGGCGGTCTTGAGCTTCGCCTCGAGGTCGTTGTTGACCTTTTTCTGGCCTAGGAACTTGTCGTGCCAGTCGACGGGTGGCTCCTGCGCGCCCGGATCGTTGGTGTTCGGATCCTGCTGTTGTCCATCGGACATAGTGTTTCCTTTCATTCGGTGTATTTTTCGCCGTTGCTGGAAAGCCAGCGGCGATACGAGTTCTCGGCCTTCGCCAGCACGTCAGGCGTGACCGGTTTGCCGGGCTGGTAGGGATTGTGGCCGTCCAATGCGGCCTCGTAGCGGAGCCGCGCATTGAGCAGACGCTTCTGCGCCGCGGTCAGCTCCTCATGCCGTCCCTGGCGGTATCCGTTGTCGTGCAGCCATTGGCTGCGGCGAAGCTCCGGCACCTGCTCACGCCACTTGTCGGGCAGGATGTATCCCTCGCGCTTCAGAAGTTCGATGGTCTGCTCGCGCGGCAGGTTGAAGCTGTAGATGCCCTCCGGCGTGAGCCTGCGCCTCTGGCGTTGGCCGTATTCGTATTTGCGGATCATGCGGCTCCACCCGTAGCGGCTGGTGCCTTCGGACGTGGCCATGCCGATGTTGCCGCGTCCGACCGGCCGCATGCCTCGATGCGCGTTGACGACCTGGTAGATGTCGGCGCCGTCTCTGATTGCCTGCGCGTCGGCATGCCCGAAGACCTTGTCCTGCTCCTCTTCGCTCATGTTGTTGAAGCGGTCCATCGGCGATGTGATCCAGCCTTGTTTCTCGGCCTTTTCCTTGCCTTTGCAGGGTATGGTGCGGCCGTGGCATTTCGGATGACGAAGGAAGTCGTTGTTGTGCCGGAAGTATTTTCCGGCGAGGATGGCGCATCTTGGGCAGCAGTCGGGTGATTCGACTCGCACATAGCCGACGCCGGCACGTTGCGTGATGCTGACGCCCATCGCGCTGATTGACGTGTCCTCGAGGGCCTGCATGGCCATCTGGCGAAGCGTCGCACGACCTGCCATCATGGCATCGGATTCGCCCATGCCTGACTTGATGGCCGACAAAGTGCGCGTCACCGGGATATCGAAATATGATTCGAGGTCGATGCCGCTCGGCGCGAAACCCGTCCCGAAGGCGAGGGGATTCGCAATACCGTCAGGGCGCACGTAGTCGCCCTGTTCGGCGAGCATCAACGTGGACGAGTCCATCGCATCGCTCGCGGCGCGGGTCTGCAGTGTGGCGAAGAGCGTAAGGAAATCGGCGTTTGTCCGATTCCAGCTGTCACGCACCCGCCTCGGATCCACGCCCTTCCACGTTTTGTCCGCCGCCCTCACGGCCAGCAGGCACAGTCTGGCCAGAGTGTGCCGACTGTCCGACAGGCTCTCCAGCGTCACCGTCATCAGATGCACCTCCGACCTGCAGGCTGCGGGCTATCTCCGCCATCTCCGGATCGTGATTCTCGTCGTCCACCATGCGCATGATGCGCTTGATGTCCTCCGGACTCTGACCCATCTGCTCGGCGATCCACTGCAACGGGTATCCGAGCTTCTCGTATTTGAGCATCGCGTCGGCCATGAGGGCCTCGGACCGGTATTGCGGTGTGGCGAACACGACCTTTGAATCCTCGAGGATGCGGGCTGATTCCTCATCGTCCTCGAGCATCATGGCCATCACGCACAATTCGCGCACCGGCTGACGCATGAAGCTGATGCGCTCCAATGTCTTCGACACGAGGCCGGCTTCGGCGACCTCGTAGCCGGTGGCCGGCACTTCCGCATTCGTCAGCAGGTAGTGGCCGGGCGTGCGTGTCTCGGCCGCGATGTGCTCGACGGCCTTCTGGATGATCGGCAGGAAAGCCTGCAGGTTGCTGGCTGTCCATTCGCCGATCGACACGTTGTCGCCGGTGATCTGCATGATGCGCTCCATGACCTGCTTGTCGAGGTTCACGGGGCGTTCACCGACCTGCTCTCCGGTCGCCTTGTCGAAGACCGGCTCGGACAGGGAGTCGCCGCCGAGTATCACCCTCGCAGGCATGGACGCGAAGTCCAGGGCGTTGAGCGTGTAGGCCCAGCAGACGTTGACGGCGTCCTGCATCGATTCGACCTGCTCCACATCACTGATCGGCAGGTCGTCCAGGAGCATCTGATTGCGGAATTCGACCAGCGGAACTCGGCCGAGAGGATTCTCGCGCGCCGAATCCGGCACGAACCGCCAGCCCTCCACGCCGGGCGGCAGACGGTTACGCTCGTCGTCCCCGCCTGCACGCACGCGCACCACGTCGAAGACCATGTCCGGCAGCAGCAGCGTGCCGAACTCGTGCTCCTCGTCGTATCGGACCAGGAGGCCGGCGTCGACCTCGCCGGTGAGCGGATCATAGTGCACTGCCGCGCTGTCCGGATGCTCGAAGCTGATGCGCGCCCTGCCGTCCGGCATCGACGTGACCAGGCCGAAAGCACGTCCGGTCGTGGTCATCATCAGCGCGCTCTCCTGCAGCTTGCGGTCGCAGTCGTTGCGCTCCCACACGCGCATCACGTGCGAATCCAATTCGCGGTCGTCATATGGGATGAAGCCCTTGAAGTGGATGCGTTCGACCGGCGCCTGCGCCACAGGCAGACACCAGTTGTCGGCGAAACCTGAGAACCGGTCCGCCATGTAGCGTTTGAATTCGTCGGACGCGAATTTCAGTGTGCCGCGCTTGCCACGCACGTAATCCGTATGCTTCCTGATGCCCGGCCGACGGTTCTCGATCTTCAAGGCGAGAAGATTCGCCATGCGATTCACGTCATCGGCGGTACGAATCATTTAGAACCCCCTCGTAGTAGAACCAGTCAGCAGGTACGCCTTGCGTTTCCTGCCCCAACCGGCGGCACGTGCATCACATGCCGCCTCGTGCGCCAGCACGCACGTCACCGCCGCATCAATCTTCCGCGTCTGCTTCGGCTTGCCCAGCCCGTAGCGTTCGCCGGACTTGGCGAAGCGTCTTGCGTTGCGCATGTGCGTGATGGTGATCGGACAGCCGTCCTGCGTGATCGCGTGATGCTGCAGGTCGGATTCGAAGCGTTTCAACGCTTCCCAGACGGCGGTGATACGGCTCGAACCGCTCATCGACCAGGGGATGAATTTCTTCGGCCCGTATTGGGAGTCCCATGCCTCGATCTGCGATTCCCACGACACCTCGTCGCGGAAACCGGGATCGCAATAGGCGCGGATCACCTTGTATCGGTCGTTGAGCTCGTCCATGGCGGCATTGACCTCGCCGCGCGGGATGCGGCCGCCCCACGTCTTCGGATTCCAGATCGTCGGACGACGATCCGCGCCATACCGTGGCGTGAAGATGAAACCTTCACGGGTCTCGGCCTTGATGCATGTCCAGTCGTCGTTCTCGGAGCCGTCGAAGCCGAGGCACACCTCTGTGCCTTTCGGCGGGTTCTCAAGCCAAAGCTCATGCTCGGACATGCTAGTATCCCATGTTCCTCAAGACCGATTTCGACAAACTCTTCTGCGAGCGCTGGTAGTTCTGGTTTGTGATCTCCCTTGTCGTCGCTTCGCCGAAGGAATTGACGAATGCGCGGCTTGTGCCGCTTGATTTTGGTTGGCGTCGGATCTGTTCGTCGGAGATTCTGTCGCGCTGTGCTCTGGCGGTGTGGAATGCCTTGGAAGCCGCTTGGTATTTGTCGTAGTTCGCCTTGGTTGCCTCCGGGAACACGCTTTCCGGCATGCGCTGGTTGTATTGCGTGGCTCCGTGCGCGGTTCTCTGCATGATTTCCGATGCGGTGTCCATGCGGTTTCCCGCGTCGCGCATCATCTTGGTGAGATCCGAGTCGCTTACGGATGAGAGGTCAGTGGCAGAGCCTCCCCCTCCGCCGCCATGTCCGCCACGGCCTGCGCCCGAGCTTGATCCTCTTCCGCCCATTTTTTCATCCTTTCCACATTGCTGTTTTCGAATGCGACAACTTCGGTGGCGCCGAAGTCGAAAAACGGAATGGCATCTCCGTAGAGGAGAATCTTTTCCGGTTCAAGCCTGTCGATCGCGTACCGCATGCCGAGCCGCCAATAGAGCTCTGCCGTCGGATTGTCATTCACTCCGACAGTGCTTACCGCGACGGTGGAGTTGTTTGGAATGCCTGAAAAGCAGTAAGAGAACGATTCTGGGCCAGCCCATTGAAGCGTTGGGATGACTTTCAGCCCGCAGGACTGCCAGTATGCTCCGATCAGACGGCTTCGGAAGACGTTATAGATCTTCATCGCTTCCGGCATGTCCATGTATGTGCTGAAATCAGGCGTCAGCACACACTGGAAGCGTTTGAGCGGCGCGATGTATCTGTCCGGCTGGTTCCAGACTCTCTGGAACTGGTAGTCATCGATGAAGAAATGGATTCCGCAATGCTTGACTGTCTTTTTGCCGGTCGCGTAATTGAAGCCCATCAACGTGTCAGGGGTGGTGACGTCCTGTTTTGCAAGCATTGGCATGTCGTATCTGCCAACCGTCCGCACCTTTTGCAGCAGCGGAAGATTGTATTGCCTCATCGTCCGCATCCTTGATTTGTTGAGTGGTCTATTGTCCCGCATAGCAGCTCTCCCATAGTCCGTCCTCGAGCCATGCGCCGCCTCCCTGCACCATTCGGTTGCCGAAAAAGCGCTCGGCCTGTGCCGGGTCCTTCTCCATGAGCGCCTCGGCCTCCGCTTCGACGGAGTCCAAGGGCACCCAGGGACTGCCGGCGTAGACCCATTCGAGGATCTTGCGGCGTTCGCGCCGGTTGTTGAAGCTGTATGGCGTACCGTCCTTGTGTCGCAAATCGGGATTCAGGTCGGGGTTGCGGTAGAAGATCCACACGTCCTTGCTGGCCGATTCGAACTGCTGTTGGGCGTACGAGTTCTCGCCGGGGTCGTAGGCGTTGGTCCAGAAGTGCGTCCTACCGCCCATGCCGGCGGCGCCACGGCGTTGGGTGTCGGCCACGTCGAGCATGCCGTTCGACTTGGTGTACAAACCGGCCTCGTCCTGTTCGGCGTCCGAGATCGGGTTGCCCAGACGGCTGGTGGCCGAGGCGGTGACCACGTCGATGCGGTCGAGGTCGAGATCGTCATCATCCAAGTTGATTCCGGGGCGCAGGATGCGGATGAAGCCCTCGCGCACCTTGAGCAGCCGCTTCAATGGTCCGAGCCGGATCATCGCGACGAGTGGACGGTAGGCGTTGCGCACCTGGTCCTCGGAGTTCGCGGTCAGCTGGATGAGGGGCGACGGGTGGCGCATGCCCTTCGGCTCGCCCGGATTGTAGTGGTAGACCCATCCGCAGGGGCAGCCGTTGTCGGAGCAGCGGTACACGTCGCCGGGCTTCGCCCATCCGGCAAACACGACGGGGCCGCAGGCCTCGAGGATGGCGCATGACGCCTCGGTCGGCCCCTTGCCTGTCTTCTGTGGGCCGATGCAGCCGGTCAGACGATATTGAAAAGCTTGGTTGAGGACGAGCGGATTGTCTACCGTGACCTCCTCGGGGGGCACGAATTCCGCGTCCTCGCGCACCCTCCAGCGGTGTGCGGCGTACCAGAACTGCCAATCTGACCAGCAGAAGGGCTTGCCGCGGAGGATTCCGTCTGGCTGGCGCACGTGCCGCCGCACCCAGGCGTCCTGCAGGTCGGCGAGGGTCGGGAAGTCGATGATCCAGTCGTCGGCCATGTCACGCCCTCAGGCGTCGTGGGAACTGGACGATCTTGGTGTCCATGCCGCTGGCGGCGGCCTCCGCGTCCGTGGCGGGCACCTCGTGGGCGGCCATGTCGACGTTGTCCTCGGAGATCTTCCAGCCGAGCGCCTGTAATCCGGCCTCGGACAGGCCGATGCGGTCCTCGAGCCGAATCTTGATCGCCACGTCCGCGGCCTTCGCCGTCGGACTCTCGCAGGTGACGCATTCGCGGACATATGATGCGATCTGGTAATGCAAGTATTTCAGTTGCGGCTGTTTCCATGCGCGCGCCTGCGGCAGACGCCACAGCTGTTTCCACAGTTCGGCCTCCCGGTCGTTCCAGGATTCCGAACCGGCGGTGTCCTCGACCCATTCCTGCGAGTCCTTGTCGAAATAGCGGATCACGTAAGGCGGCAGCGGGAATTTCGGCGGCCTGCCCTTGTATTCGGTGTTCGGCAGGCTGCGCAGGGTGTATCCCCTGCGTTCGCTCGCACCGCTCGACGGATCCGGCATCGGACCGGATCTGACGCGTTTTCCTCCTCTTGGCATGTCTCCTCCATCGTCGGACGGTCTCGCGCCGTTCCTTCGCTGCGGGCGGCCGGGCCTTTCGCCCGCCCCCCTCTGAAACTTTTGAACCCTCCGCACCTCGGAGACAGCTCTCCGGCGGTTCCGGCCGCCAATCCGTTAGGGGGTACCCCCGTGGGTGTTTCGCCGGTTTGTTTTCGTTGATTTTCCAACGTTTTCCAATACCGCGCGTTCGTCTTCGCGGCGGGCCGCGAACCGAATTGAAAAAGACTTGATCGCTTTTCGTTTTCCGCTTCGCCTCACGCTTGCGGCGCGCGCCGGACGTCGTCGGCTTGGCTCGACGTACCGCATGCGCGCAGCAGATGAGATGAATCAGCGAAGGCTTCGACCGTTGAAGCCTGAAGGTTTCGTCCTTGCCGTCTTGCTGTCGTGGCAACGCTTGCACAGGCCGCGCATGCGCGCCGGATCGTTGGGGTCCAGTCCGGCTTCGACGAGTTCGACGCGTTCGAGCGGCCAATGGTCGGCGATGGTGCTGGGGGCGCCGCACAGGCCATGGTGCCTGCCGCATCCGTCGGGTCCGTCACCAGGGCAGACGCATCGCGGGTCCCTCGCCAGCACACGGGCTCGTGCGAGACGATGCGCCTTCGAGGTGTATGGATTGCGGCCGCGCGAGCGGCGCTTGTCCTTGGCTTTCCTGCACTCGTCACACAGGGAGCCGGAGGATACCAGGTGCGGGCAGCCGGAGGTGGAGCATACCTTGTACATCAAATCCCCCATCGGAGGCCCGGCATGTCTGGGGTACGTCTCCCGCGAAGGTCCCCCAGCTGGCCACCCCCGATTCATGGGCTGCCGACGCGACGGGTGTCGCCGCCATGGTCGACGTCCTTCGGTGCGACGGCTCCAAGGGTTGCTAGTGGCTCCACGCCGGACAGCAACGATTATAAGCATTGGTAAAAGAAAAGCACCAGACCCTTCGGGCATGGTGCAAGTTCTCTTACAGATTACATGGACTCACCCTCTTGCGCAAGCCGCGTGTCGACCAGCTCGGCCTGATTGAATTCCCACACGCCACGGCCGATCCGCCGTGCCTTCGACAGCCTGCCACGAGTCAGCCAGTTGGACACCTGCTTGCGCGTGGTGCGCAGTCCGGCACGGTCGGTCAGCCAGTCGGCCGCCTCGGCGGGCGAACACGTCATAACCGCCTGTCCAGCCTCCCCCAGCCTGCCGGACACCAGCATGTCCAAGTCCAAACGCTCGCCACACTCAGGACACCAGCCATCACGCATGCCCTGCGGCACGGCCAGCGACGTCGAACAGTCCGGGCATTGCACGACAGTCACCCTGCCGTCCGAAGGCGTGGAAAGCCGGTCGACGCGCCTGAGCATCCTGTCCAGCCGATCGGCCAGCTCGCCGGCCGACGGCGAACACACCACACGCGACCACGACCTGCACACCGCCCGATACGCCGGCCGCCACCCCTCGACCGGCAACAGCATCCACTTGAGATCCACGCAGCCCGCCAGCCGAAGCATCAAGCGGGCCGCCTCCTCATACACCTCCAGCCAATGCACACTCACCGGCAACCCAGGCTCACCACCACGAACGCCACCACCGCGCTCGCCGATGTGCGCCTTGCGTTCGGCGAGCGCGCGGAGTTCCGGAATGGTTTTGGCGAGGCTGCTGGCCTGTCGGCGCATGTGTTTGGCGCAGGTTTTGCAGAGGGTGGTTTGTGCTGGTTCGCCGCATTGTTGGCATTTGTTCATGAGTGCTCCCGCTTCCGGCTAGAATGGTGGTTGGTTTCTTGGAGGTTCCGTCCGGCTTGGCGGGGCCTCTCTTTTTATTCGCCTTGCTGGGCAATCTTGCTGATGAGCATGCGGCTGATGTTGTTCTCCTCGTCTCGCTGGTCGGCCTGATCGAGCATGTCGGCCGAGTCCTGCATCAGGTGCGCCTGTTTGAGTGCCTTGGATGCTTGGACGGTGGCCATGGTGAGCGCGTGGCTGATCTGGATGTCCTCGCTGCCGCTGAGGGTTTGGAGGCCGGCGAGCGCCTCGCTGATGTGTTTCTGCAGTGCGATGGCCTGGCGGCGGATGGTTTCGGCCGCGTTGAGACGGTTCACGCTTTTGTCGATGTCGTTGCTCATTGCTTATTCTCCTTTGTTGGTTCGTTCGTGGGGTCGGCTGGCAGGCTGCCGATTTGGGCGAGGGCTTGGTCAAGCTGGCGCATTGGTTGGGCGAGCGCGTCCGGCAGGCCCGTGATGCCTTGGACGGCGGCGCGGATACGGCCGGCCGTGTCGCTTCATCGGGCGTCCCTGGTGGCCGTGTCGATGCGCTGCTCGCCGAGGCTGATGTGCTCGATGTTGGCCCGACGGCGGAGGATGAGCGCGTATTCGTCCATGACGTCAAGCTGCCTGCTCAACAGGCTGATCGGGCAGGTGGGCTCGAAATCGAGCGTGCCATCCGCATACCTTTGCAGCATGTCCCTGAGCCTGCCGGCGCGGGCGGTCAAATCGCGGTATTCGACACGCATGCGGTCCTGGTAGCCGGAGGCCTTGGCGCTCGCTGGTTCCGCTTGGTCGGCGGCGGCGAGCACTTCGATGGCTTGGCGCAGGTATCCGTCGCGGATCCATTCGGATGCGGTATTCCATTCCTCGTGGATGATTTCGGTGGAGTCCTTGCGGAGTGCCCATTTGAGTCCGAACAGACGTTCGGCGACGGCTTCGGTGCGCGCGTCGATCGGCGGCAGTGGCGGGGCGAGTGTTTCCTTACTCATGGTTTCCTCTTTCCTGGGTGGGATGATTTTCGGCCGATTCCCAGATGTTGTGCCAAAGCATCCGGATAACCCAATCGGGCATTTCGGTCCAGATGGTCAAGTGCGTCGAGACGGCTGAGGCTTTCCACCACCTGCCGCAGACGACGCAGTGCTGCAGACGGTGGCGAGGGAAGGTGCAACGCCCTGGTCCGATGCCGTTGCTGGCGCAGATGGCAGTGCCGAGAGCGTTCCGGCACAGATGCGGGGTCCGGTCTTTCATTCACCGGCCTCCGATTGGGACAGGCGCCACTGCTCGAAAAGACGGTAGACATCCAACGAGATGGCCCGGACTGGACACCCGCCTGCCACACAAATCGCACGTGTGCATATCCTGCGTGACCAACTCATCACGCTGACACTGGAACGGGTTCCGAGCATCCCGCTCCTCCACGGCATCGGCGAGCGCCTCCCGAATCTTGTCCCTGGCATTGATGTAGGCGTGGTATCGAATCGACGCACTTTCCTCGAGGGGTCGATTGCCAAAACGCATTCCGGCGCTCGCGGCTTCGAGTTCCTGGGCGATGAGTTTGTTGAGCACGTCGATGGCGATGTCTGCGTCGCTGTTTCTCATTTTGTTTCCTTCTTGGTTTTGGCACATTCCGGGCAAAGGCTGGCGTTGGGGTCGATGGAATTGACTTGCCATCCCTCGTATTCGAGCCGATGCAGAGGTCCGACATCCCACTTGCGGCATTCGCGGCATGAGAGATGACGGTGGTTCGGACAGAGGCTGTCGCATGGATAATCTCGGTCGATGTGCCATCCCGCGGCTTCCAGTTCGTCCGGCGCTCCACTGTCGGTGATGTCGCAGTCATGGCATTCGACGTGCCAGTGGAGCGGACAGTAGTGCCTGCCTTGGAACTCGTCACATTGCCAGCCGTGGTCGACGGCCTCGTTGTCGGCGTCCTCGTAGGTCGCGTCATCGACGGAAAGGCTTGTATGGCACTCGTCGCAGACGACGAACAGCTCATGGATTTCCCGGTAGCTCATCGGTCCGGCTCCTTGTCCGCTCCGCTCACATGGCTCCAGTCGCAGGACAGGCCGCCTTGCTTTCCACATGCGTAGACGATGCAGTCCACCTTTCGTGTATCGGACAACGTGATGGCGCACTCGTAGAAACCATGGGCGGTGCCTCCATCGGTGCATTGCGAGTCGATGGACCTGACCGCATGCGCTGGCGTGGAAGGCTCCGACGCGCTCCCGCATCCCGCGAGAACGGTGCAGAGGGTGAGTGTGATGGCGGTAAGTGTGGCGCAGATGGTGTTTCTCATTGGGTTTCCTTTTTCATGTGTGTGGTCCAGTGGTTCCATTGGTTATTCCTTTCCGTAGACGGCGAGACTTCGTATGCCGTCGCTCATGCTGTTGGAACATGTGTTCGGATCGTGGTCGATGATGTCGTTTCCGATGCCTTGGAATCGGAGGGTGGCGGTGCCGTCCGGCCAGCGGATGAGTTCGAGTCGGCCGTCGATGACGACGTCGTCGTCGGTGCGGGCGATGCAGCGGCGGCCGATCAGGATGGCCGGGTCGGCCGACCGCCATTTATGCAGCGGGACGTTGACGCTCACCGCGGCTCCTCGCCTTCGTGTTCGTTCTTGGCGTCGTCGTAACCTTCGTCGTACACGTCGTCGAGCATCGTCTGGAACTCGGGAGAGGCGAAGAACGTTCTGATGGCGTCCTTGGCCACGCGCCTCCATGGCTCCTTGTCCTCCATGGCCATCTCGTTCCATTGGCGTGGATGGCGGCGGCCGTTGCGATACCAGCGCAGGTAGATGGCTTCGGCCACCTTGTTCTGCGTCTCCAGACCGATCGGAATGGTCTCCTGGTCTGCCATGATGGCTCCTTTCAGTATGCTTCCGGTGGTTCCACGGCGGTGCGGTCCGCGATGACATAGGCGGCGAGCGCCATGCAGAGCGCGAGGGTGATGAGCACGGCGTGCAGTGCGAGCCATTGGATTGGGATCCAGTAGTGGAGGCCGTAGCCGATGACCGGCCGGATGATGGCGTGCGGCACGAGCAGCAGCGCGGCGAAGGTGAACAGCGTGGCGAACCGGTCGCCGACGCGGTTGGAGATACGGTTGATGATCTGTTTCATTCAGGTTCCTTTCAGTGTGTGGCGGTTTCACGGCCGGTTGGCCATCCAGCCGATCAGGATGGCGGCGATGAGGAGGATCACGGCTGCGACGTCCATCACCTTGCTTCTTTCGTGGCGACGTATCGGACCGGATGTGCGGCGAGTTGGCGGATGATGCGCGCGTATTGGCGGATGTCGCGGTCGAGGCATGTGCCGGTGCGGTGGGCGCTGGCTGCGGGCGTCTCCTCTTCCGGCCTCACGTCCCATCCGGCGGCTTCGAGACTGTCGCGGAGGGTGGCCATGTCGATGCGGTGGTAGTGCAGCGGGAGGTTCGGGCAGAGTCGGGTGATGAAGTCGAGGTCGAACTGCGGGTCGCTGCCTGCCGGATGGAGGGTGAACGATTGCGCGAGGCTGTCGACGTATTCCTCGAGCGCGTTCGCCGTCGCCTCCTCCGTATATCCGGCATCTAATGCGTCTTCGAGCAGTCCGTTGGCGCAGTGCATGCGCCACGCCTCGAGGTTCCCGTCCGTAACGGATGCCTTGCGGCCTTTCAGTCCGACGACGCGGTGGAAACCACCGGCGCACCGCACGCCTCTCATGTCGGTGCAACGCATTTCCACCTCGAGGATCCTGTCACGGTCCGGATCGAGACCCGTGGTCTCCACATCCACCCACAGCAGCATGTCCTCTTTGGCTTTTTCCTCGCTCATCATTGGTTTCCTTTCTTCGTTCGGAGGAGAATGATTTCGGTCTGCGTGAGCGGTGTAGCGGTACCGTCCTGATTGAGCCGGAGACACCGGCCTCGCCAGTCGAGCACAGGCACCTTGCGCGGATCCCTGCCGAGCGGCACGATCAATCCCAACCGCTCCGCCTCTGCCACATGCTGGTGGACCCAGCCGTGGCAGCCAGTAGTTCCCGAGCCGCACAGCTCGATGACGTTGGCGGGACTGTGCCTCACATCCGGATCCGCCGCGCGGCGCAGTTGCCGATGATGGCCGGAACGTCCAGGCCAGCGAGCCGGATCGTGGATGTTCGTCCCGCAGCGCAGGCAATGCCAACCCTGCCGCTCCAAGGCGGCACGCTTCGAATCGGCAAACTCACTCACAACGCACCCCCTCCTGCATCAGACCGTCGACCAACACCAAACACGAAGTGCAATTGGTCCTCAACCCGGCCGCCATCGCCACGATGCCGTCATCCGCCCTGCCACCGGCGAGCGCTCGCAGTTCGATTGTGCTGGCGGTCTGGGCGGTGTCGGTGAGGAGTTGGGCGAGTCTTTCGAGTTGTTTCCTGGTCATTGGTTGTTCTCCTCGTCTTCTTCGTTTTCGTCGGAGTCGGCTTCGGTGATGGCGGCGATGAGCTGGTCGAGGTGGCTGGTTTCGTCGTCGGCGGGCGTGTAGCCGAGGTCTTGGAGGATCTGGTAGTAGCCGGGGATGCGTCTGCTGATGTCGTTGACGGTGGTCCAGTCGGTCGGATCGATGAACCATTCGAAACGTGCGGCGAGGATGGATGCTGCTTCCAATGGCCAGTCGTCGGTCTGCAGGCTGATGCGGGCGGCTGTCGGGGCGTCTTCGGCTGTGATGCCGGTGATCTTCTCGTATTCCTCGCGGCTTCCGGTGTGGTCGTTCCAGTTGGTGAGGGCGTCGGTGAAGCCGCCTGGGAATGGGTCGATGATCTGCAGGAGTCCGAGACGGGCCGTGGTTTCGACGAGCTTGGCGCGTTTGATGCCGTGGAGATGGCCGTGGAGCCATGCCATGCGCTTGTCTGCTGATGCGGCGGCGTATTCCTCGAGCGCGTGCCTGCGGGCGTCGCGTTCGGCTTGTTCGGCGGCCCGTTGTGCTTCCTTTTCGGCGTCGGCGGTCTTGTCGCAGCGGGTCCAGAGGTAGACCTGCTGCGAGACCGTGTGGATGGATACGGCTGCGGGGTTCTGTTCGCGGATCTTCTCGATGGCTTCTTCGGGGGTGCCGGTGGACGGGAACATGCAGCCGAGGTAGCGCCATTCCGGGTCGCTGTAGGGCTTTTCGGGGTCGGGGATGAGGTTGATGCCGTTGTCGGGCTCCCCGAGGAGCGCGGCGACCGATTCGATCCATTGCCGGTCGCGGTCGTCGCGTTCGATGCGGCTGAGGGTGTAGTCGAAGTTCGAGGTGCCCGCCGCCTGCGCGAGGCGCTTCTGCAGATCCGGACGGCCGTCATATCGCGCTATGGCCACGAGCTGGCCGATGGTGAGCTGGCTGAAATCGTCGCGGGTCGCTCTGACCTCGTTGTCGATGCTGGCGGCCTTGGCCCTGTCTCGCACGTAGTCGGCGCTTCGGCCGAGCTGGTGGGCGACGCCGGCGGTGGTGGCTCCGAGGCCGAGCATTCCCTGGATGGCGTCGGCCTCCTCCATCGTCGTGAGCTGTTCTCGCTGGCAGTTCTCGGTGACCATGGCCTCGAGCTGCTGCAACGGGTCGAGGTCAAGCACGAAACACGGCACGGCTCCGGTGCCGGCCTGCTTGCACGCGGCGAGCCTGCGATGGCCGGCGATGACACGATAACGCTGGCCGTGGGGCACGACGGAGAGCGGCGAGAGGAGCCCGTTGGCCTTGATGCTGGCCGCTAAGTCGGTCACGTCGCCGATCTGCTTGCGTGGATTGTCCGGGTGCGGGTCGATGAGGCTCGTGTTGATGAGCTTGATCTGGTTGGTTTGGTAGTTGCTCATTGCTTCTCCTTGCTGGTTTCTTGTTGGTTGTTGAGTTCGTCGGCACATGCCTGGCATGCGAGATACCACTTGGACGGTTTGCCTTCCCGGAGGCTGCCGGTGTGGTCGTATGCGTCCTCATGTGGATCCATGAGCTGGTGGACGTGTTCGCAGTTCCAGGTGTGCTTGTGCTGGCGTGTGGGTGTGATGGGTTCGGGCGCCCATGTCTCCCATTGGTCGCGGAGCCATGTGTTGAGCCGTGGGATGTGGCCGGAGCGGATTTGGCCGTCGTTGACGGCGCGCTTGTAGCGGCGGAGCGCGGTCTGGAGCCGGGTCAGTTCGACGGGGTTTCCGGCGATGGCCGCGTACAGGCTTCGTGCTTCGGTTTCGGTCTTGCGGCCTTTCGCGCCGACGGATCCGGGATAGGCTTCGGCGAAACGGTCGAAGCCGGCGTCCGGCGTATCGGTTTGCTTCGAGATGCTGGCGGGAGGGGTCGGAGAGGGTATATCGGTATCGGTATCGGTTTTATGCCATGTTTTTGCTTGGCTGTCCTCTAGCAAGTTGCTAGACGTTTCGCTACCTGTCTCGCTACTGTTTTGCTCTCCGTTCGCTTGGCTGTTTGCTAGCAAGTTGCTAGACGGTTGCTTGGCCTTTTGGTTGGCGGCCTTACGCCGTCCGCCCTTGCTTCCGGCTTTGCGCCGGGCCTCGCGCTGTTCCTCGGTGAGCGTCTTGGGTTCCTTGCAGATGCCTTCGGCGTAGACGGGCCTCCAGCCGCCGCCGCGCTCCTCCATGAGCCCCATGTCGATGAGCTGCTGGAGTTGTTTCATGGTGCCGCCAGCGTCCTTGAGGTCGATCTTGTCGAAGTATCCTGGATACGCGGCCGGGTCCTTGGCCTGCATCGAGATGCCCTTGGAGTGGATGACGCAGAGTTTGACCCACAGTCCCACGGTGGCGAGAGGCAGGCGGCGGATGCGCCTGTCGTCGGCCATCTGGTCGTCGACAATAAACCACATCTCTTCTTCTCCTTCCTGTGGTTCAGTCGATCTCGCCGGTGTCCGGATCGACGGTCGCCTCCACGTCGCCATCGTCCATGTCGAGACTGCGGCGCAGGTCGTCGATGAGGATCATCTGCCGTGACGTGGCCGGCTTCGCGCACATGTTCTCCATGGCCAGGCCGGCGTCGAGGATGCGCTGAGCGAGGTCTGCGCAGTCGTACACGGCTTCGGTGATGGCGTGGATGCCGCCCCACTTATCGATGTGCTCCTGCTTGTTTTTGGTGTCCATGACGTTGCGGCATGCCTTGAGCACCGCAGCCGCGGCCTTGGTGACCTGCTGCGTCTTGCCGATGAGGTCGATGAGCGTGTCAGGTGTCGCTTCCTGCGGGATGAGCGCCTGTTGTTCGCTGGCTTTCATTGCTTCCTCCTTTAGAATTCCGGTTCCGGATCCGGTTTGCCGAAGTCCCCAAATGACGATTGGTCGGCCGCCGGCGCGCCCCACGGATCATCGGCCGGCGGCGCGGCGGGTTGCTGTGTCTGCGCCGACTGTTGCGGCCGTTGGCTCCAGCCGCCTGCGCCGGTGTTGACGGTCGGCGTCTGCGCGGCGGGATTGCCGTAGACGGGGCCGCCCTGGTGGCTGATGCGGGCGACCTGCGCCGTGGCGTATCTCAGGCTTGGTCCGATTTCGTCCACTTGCAGCTCCACGACGGTTCTGTTGGTGCCGTCCTGCGCCTGATACGAGTGCTGCTTGAGCCTGCCTTGGGCGATGACGCGCATGCCTTTGGCCAAGGACTGCGCGCAATGCTGGGCGAGGTCGTTCCATGCCGAACAGCGCATGAACAACGCCGCCCCATCCTCGTACTGGCCGGTCTGCTTGTTATATACGCGCGCGGTGTTTGCGATGGTGAAGCTGGCGACCTGCGCGCCCTGGCTGGTGGTCCTGATCTCCGGATCCGCGGTGAGGTTGCCGACGATGGTGATGACGGTCTCTCCTATGGCCATGGCGTCACTCTCCCCTCACGTATCCGGCGGGCGCCGGGCCGAGCTGGCTGGGGTCCTTGGTCTTCCACGCGCATTTCGCGCGGAGGCTGGCGGCCTCGCGGTCGATGATGATGTCTCCGAAACGTGCCGGAGCGACCAGCGTGAGATTCCAGCTGCGGTCATGGTTGAGCGCGGTGACGGTCTCATACAATTCACTGATAAGTTCGGCCGCCGTCATGCCGATGCTGGTCGGCGTGAGCGGCCATTCGAACCACCGTTCGCCTTCCGGCCTGGCTGTCTTGCTTGGCATCGTGTGCCTCCTTTGGGATTGGATTGGATGTCGTGCCGGAGCGCGGAATCGAACCGCGCATCCATCCGCCGGCGTTATCGGAGCGCCGATCTATGGCGCCCGCATCCTGTCGCGGGCTCCGGCGGGGCGGACGGGAGGAGAAGAAGAAGATGACCCGTCCGGCCGGTTTTAGCGTCTTTTCCTTGACGGTTGGATGGCTCCCGCATGGACGCGCATGACGAACCACGTCCATGCCGCAATGTGTGCGGAGTCATCCAAGTCCTTCACTTCTGCTCCAGCCATCGCATGACGCGGGGATCCGAGCAGATGCGGCACGTGACGACGGCCGCGAGGATGAGCACTGCGACCGGCGCGGCGATGAGGTGTTCGATGGGATGCGTGCAGGCCGGTGTGCAATACAGCACCCATATGGCGGCGATCCAGATGGCGGCGACGAGCTGGCAGAGGATGACATGTGCGAGCTTGGTCATGATTCCTCCTCGTCCATCTCGCGCAGCAGACGGCCGATGCTGGCCTGCAGCGATTCAAGCGCCGCACGGCTGACTGTCACGCCGGCGAGGTGATTTTCGTCGGTGATGATGCTGATTCGCGCGGCCTTGACGTCGGCTCCGCACTCGTGGTCGCGGATGACCATGACGGCGGAGTGGTCTTTCGGCTTGGATTCCTTGCGCATGTTTGCCTCCTTAGCGCCGGCGCGTCCCGGCGTTGGCATCGAATTCTTCAATGGATGCGACGGACACCATGACCTTGCCGTGGTATCCGCTTGGCTGGCGCATCTTGATCCGTCCCGCTCTCGCCCACTTACGGAGAGTCTTCTTGTCGACGCCGCCGAGCATCGCGCTGGCCTGTTTGAGACTGACCCAGCGTGGCGCGTATGCCGTCTGCCGGACGGCTTCCTTCGCGATTTCATGGGCGAGCGCGACGGGGTCGAGGAGTGGCTGGTCGATGGTGGTTGATTCCTGCATGGCGCGTCCCTTCTCAGGCGACGTCGGCGAGCGCCGGCATCTTGATTTCGAATCGGTCGGCGAGGAAGTCGATTGGTTTGTAGCCGGTGTTGGCGGCGAAGGCGTCGATTTCGCCGAGTTTGAGTTCGACGGTGCCGTTGATGCGGCGGCTGGCCATGTCGACTGATTGGTGCCAGACTTCAGCCACTTTGGCGACCGGGATGTTCTGAGCGGCCATGACCGCACGAATCCTCGCCGATGCCATGTCGTTGATGTTTCCGTATGTCATGTTTCCTCCTTGACAGACCACATTATGCGCGCAATTGCGCGCACTGTCAAATCAAAACACGCGCATTTCGTTTCACTCGCGCGCATGTCCGCGTAATTGCGCGCTATAATGAAAGATGTGGGTAGCAAAAAACTAGAAGTAAGCCCATTCGGTCTGCAGGTGAGCAAGGCCATAAGATCCGAAATGGGAATCCACAGAATGTCGGGTAGGGAACTTGCGAAAACAATAGGAAGAGGTGAGACATATGTGAGGCAGCGAGTCGCAGATGAAAAGGAATGGGCGCTCAGCGACATTTCGAAGATCTGCGAAGCGTGGGATATGAGCCCGGAAGAGCTCATATCGAAAGCCGCGCAGTAAATGACACGCCCCTGCCGCGTCATTGCGGCAGGGGTTCTTCTTTCCTTGACGCTTCAGTGAGTGCGCGCCGGAGGAGGCGTAGACTTTCATGAAAAAGAAGGAGAAGAAGATGAGAATCACTCGAAAAGCAATCGTCGCCACACTCGCCGTCATGCTGCCGGTCGCGTTGACGGGAGGATGCGGCAATCAAGACGCGTCCAGCCAATCGGCGAGCGCTGACAGTCAGACGGAATCACAGGATACGGAAACCGATTCGCAGGATTCCGATAGTGGTGACGACGGTACTCCGCTTGCGGATGGATTGTCTGGATCGTGCGAAGGTGACGATCCGCGATTGCCGAACGTGAAGCTCGACACTAACGCCGGGTATCTCGGTGTGGAGATACCGGGAAACGACCAGATCAAGCCGGATGGATTTTATTCATATGATCTGATGCTCACCAATGAAAACGGCGACTCCTGGATGGTGCAGCTATCCGATTACGTGTCGTCCGGTGAAACGAACCGCAGCGTCTTCAACATGCAGACGAACAAGAATCTGAATTATCCAGGCTGGAGCAATTCGGATGATGAGTCTACATTCTCCACGTCCATCCCAGACACGGCGATGCGCGGAACGTCGATGGACTGGCAGATGACGCTCAATATTGACGGCAACGACGTGGCCAAGTGCCCAACGGACGGCACAACGTCGCTTGAGTGATCGCGAATCATTCCGCTTCCAGCTCGGCTAGGCGTGCGCGAAGCTTGGCGATTTCCCTGTCCTTGTCGCTCTCGGCCGAGACTGTGGCGTCACTCTGAGGCGTGGCGATGCTGGCGGCCACCTTGTCGGCGAGCGCGCGCTGTCGGTCTTCGCTGAGTCGCTGGTAGTGCATGGCCATGATGGCGGTGCTGTGTCCGGCTGCGGCCATGAGTTCGCGGACGGTGGCGCCCTGTTGGGCGAGCATGGTGAGTGCCGTGGAGCGGAGGTCGTGGAATCGGAGGTCTTCGCGTCCGGCTGCGCGTCTCGCCTTGACGTAGGCGTCGCGCATGGCGTCCGTGCTGATCGGCCTGTCATGGTCCAGCGGGCTGGGGAATATCCATGCGTCCGGCTGGTCGGCCACATATTCGGCGAGGTGCGCGCTGATTTCGGGGATGACGGCTTCGGGGATTGGTTCGGTGCGTTTGCTTCTGGCGGTCTTCGGCGGCCCGGCGATGACGCGGGCGCGGGTGAGTCTGGTGCGGCGGATGTGGATGAGACGGTTGTCGAGGTCGATGTCGCCGCGTTGGAGGGCGCAGACCTCGCCGATGCGCAGGCCTCCGCAGGAGATGGCGAGGGTGATGGCGAGCCGGAATTTGCGTGGCATGGCGTCGTGGATCCGCCGGAGCTGCTGTGGTGTGGCGGCGGGTGTCTCCTCCCTGGGCGCGGGCTTGCGCACCGGCATGACGAATGGTGATTTGCCGATGACGGCGAAGCCGTCCTGGTCTGGGGTCGCGGCGGCGTCGAGGATCTGGCGGAGCTTGGACAGCAGCTCTCGACCGACGTATGGGTGGTCCTTCGGCAGTGTGGCCGCATAGCGCTCGATGTCGGCCGAGGTGATCTTGCCGATCGGCATGCCGCCGAATGCATCGATGAGCCGTTTGACCGTGCATCGGATCCCGTAGATGGTGTTGACGTGCAGTCCTTCGCCCTCCCGCGTCTTCAGCCATTTCGCCGTGTATTCGGCGAAGGTGAGCGCGTGGTCCTTGGCCTTGCGCTTGGCGATGCGCTCCGGCTCCCACACGTCGGCCTCGATGCGTCGTCTCGCCTTGGTCAGCCATGCCGCGGCCTCGTCCCTGCCGTCCTGGGTGCAGGGGAAGGTGGCGGTCTGCCTGTTCGGCAGGTCCGGCCATTCCGAAAAGGCGGACACTGGAGTAAGATAGGAGGCCTCTATCCATTTCGGATTGGCCTTGCTTGGCTTGACGACGATCTTGCCGAACTTCCTGACCATGACACATCCCCCGGTTGAGGTGGTGGAGCTTTACCACTCGAATTACCACTCCAATTGTGGCGTATGAGTCTATTTTTGGTCAAAAATTCCCGCGTTTCAAAATGGCGTATCGATGATATGTACGCTGGAAACGGCTTGATTCCAACGTTTTTGTGGAGCGCGCGTCGGCGAGCGCTATTTGTTCCAGTTTTCCCAGCAGACATACCGGGTGGTCATGATGCGCATGCTGCTTGAGGGGCGGACCTACGACAAACTTCCCGTGAGCCGTTTCCTCTACCCGATCACCACGCGCAAATGGTTGTCGATGGCGAAGGTGATGCTGCTCGAGAACGTGTTCCTGTTCCTGTGGACGTT